GCTCGTCAATATCTTCGTGCAGCAGCAAACACAACAGACAACGCTGGACTTGTTCCAACACGTCAACTAACAGAAGTTATTAACCCACTTGCTAACGCAGATCGCCCATTTATTGACGCAATCTCAAAGGGTGTTCTACCTGATGCTGGTATGACTTTCGAAATCCCAAAGATTTCACAAGTTCCAACAGTTGCAGTTACAGCTGAAGAAGCAGCACCATCAGATACAGATTTGAATGATGCTTATCTTTCAGTAGCAGTCCAGAAGTTCGCTGGACAACAAACATTCTCAGTTGAAATTTTAGATCGTTCAAGCCCAGCGTTCTACGCTGAATTGGTTAAGAACATGGAATTTGCATACGCAAAGGCAACAGATGCACGCGTAGCAACAGTAGTTGCAGCAGCAGCAACAGACGGCGGAAACCGCACAATGTCAGCAGCTAACCTTCTTGACTTTGTTGCAGATGCAGCAGTATCTGTTTACTCAGGCACACTAGGCTTTGCACAAAACATCATCGTGTCTCCAGACCAATGGGGCGCAATCATGGGTCTTGTTGATTCAACAAACCGCGCAATCTACACAGCAGTATCACCAGTAAACGCTGGCGGTAACGCTGCACCAACATCACTACGCGGTAACATCAACGGCTTGAACCTATACGTTGATCGTAACCTTTCAGGAACAGGCGATGGTTCAATCATCATCGTTAACCCAGAGTCATACACCTGGTATGAGTCTCCAACATTCAAACTAGAGGCAAACGTAATCGCTTCTGGTCAAATCAACGTAGCCTTTTATGGCTATGGAGCCATCGCCAGTAAAGTAGCGGCAGGCGCATACAAGTGGATGGTTGCATAACCCACACTTAGCAATAGTGTTGAAGGGGCTTTGTAGCCCTTAGCCCCTTCAATTTTAATTAGAGAGGAAATCATGGCAGCCACATACGTTACGCAAGCAGAACTGCGCACAGTTCTAGGTATCGGTTCTCTCTATGACAATGCAGTTGTTGAAGAGTGCGCTCAAGCAGCTGAGAACATAATCAAAGGGCATTTATGGTTTAACAACTATTACGCTGCTGCTAGAAGCATCACAGACAACTTTGCAACACTTTACTTTCAACAACCTCATGGCATGTATGTCGGCCAAAGCGTAATCATTACAAACGCTGGCTCACCTTTTAACGGCACTAAGACAATTACTGAGATTAACGGCGCAGTCCAGGTATCTGCATTAAACTACCAGAACTATTCTTTGACGGCTTACAACTATTCCATAACCTATGCAGCCACAGGCGCAGATCAGGTTAAAAACCCAATCCAACCTTTTGCCACAGTAGCGGCTACAACTAACATAGACTTTGCGACAGTTCCAGAAATTAGAGAAGCATCACTCCTAATTGCTGTTGACATCTGGCAATCAAGACAACTTTCAAACGCTGGTGGCGTATCACCAGATGGCTTTACTCCTAGCCCATACAGAATGGGAAATACTTTACTTGCTCGCGTCAGAGGTTTGATTGCGAATTACTTAAACCCTAGTGGACTAGTCGGATGACAGTTGCCGTCACAACTCTCCGTTCTACCATTGCAACGGCTTTAAGTAATCCAGCGGTATGGCAGGTGTTCTCTTTTCCACCTGCCTCACCGTTGGCCAACAGCGTAGTTGTAGAACCTGATGATCCTTATATTGTGCCAAGCAATAACCAACATATAACTGTTGCACCTTTGGCTAACTTCAGACTTAAACTTTATTTACCTTTACTTGACAATCAAGGCTCGCTACAAGACATGGAAACATTTATTGTTGACGTGTTTACTAAACTAGCGGCATCATCGCTAAACTATAACATTGGCTCTGTGTCTGGTGTGTCTGTTGACTCAACAGCTGGAGACCTTCTCACGACGGAAATACGTCTGAGTATCTTAACGAGTTGGAGTTAATAATGACCAATAATCTAACACCTGAGGATTTGGCTTTTCTTAAAAAGATTGGTCAAATCGACACCACCCCAAAGGCATCAGCCAAGAAAGACGAGGAATAAACAATGGCAATTTTTCTAAACAACAAAGTTGGCTTTAAGTTAAATACTGTTGATCTATCAGATCACGTTACAGCCTTTACACTTAACCGCCAAGCAGACCAATTAGAAGTAACTGCTATGGGAGACACAGCCCACAAGTTCGTAACCGGACTTTCAGCTGACACCATCACAGTATCATTCTTAAACGATACAGCCGCAGCATCAGTTCTTGCAACACTACAAGCAGCCTTTGGCACAACCGTAGCGTTCTCTGCTTTACAAGATAAGGCAACAGCAGTATCAGCAACAAACAAACTTTACACAGGCACAGTTCTTGTTGATAACTTAACAGATATTGCTGGCGCGGTAGCAGATGAGGCAATGATTGACATTACCTTTACCTGCAACAGCACAACAGCACTAGCAACAACAGGCACATTCTAAACTAACTTCAAAAGAAAAGGGCTAAAATGGCAAAGTTAAGAATAGTAAGGGTGGATGGTAGCGATACCACACACACAATCACACCAGCAATAGAGTTCGCATTTGAAGCATACGCAAAAAAAGGCTTACACAAAGCCTTCCGTGAGGATGAGAAGCAGACCGATGTTTATTGGCTTGCTTGGGAATGTATCCGCAGATCGGGAGAAACTGTTAAGCCTTTTGGCGCAGATTTCTTAGATACGCTCGTGCGTGTGGAAGTTCTTGATGATGACCCTTTGGACTAACTAGGGATACTCTCCATTACCTCATCGCAAGAATGAGTTTGGAAACGGGTATCCCTGCACAATCCTTTATAGATATGGATGTGCGAATGTTCAAAACTTATTTAATGGCTATGAAAGATAGGGCAAAGGAGATGAATAATGCCAACGGAACTAAGAGGCGTTAAGCAACTCCGTTACGCACTACGCAACTTTGAGCCAGACTTAGCCAAAGAAACACAGAAGGAAATGGCAGGCGTGTTAAAGCCGCTTGTCCAACATGCTCGTAATCTAGTGCCAGCCGTAAGTCCTTTATCGGGATGGCGGCCAAGAGCCATGAGCGAAGCAAGATTTCCTACATGGGATTCCAAGATTGCCAAGCGTGGCATTACCTTTAGAACTACACCATCTAAGCCAAACAGACGTGGCTTCTCTTACGCAGCTTCTATTCATAACAAGTCTGCTATTGGTGCAATCTATGAAACCGCAGGCCGTAGAGCCGCCGGAACAGGCAAGCGCAGCAGACCAAACTTTGCTCAATCTTTAGGGCGCATGGAAGGTGCTGGCAGACTGCAAGGTCGCGCCATGTTCGCTGCATGGAATAGAGATCAAGGCAAAGCCAATGCCGCAGTTATTAACGCGTTGCAAAAAGCAGCCGCTATATTCAAGAGTAGGAAAGGTGCTTAGTCATGGCCACAGTTGATTTAGTCGTAGGAATTGCAGCCGAATACAAAGGCGCACCAGCGTTTAAGAAAGCACTAACCGACACTCAGAAGTTACAAGCCAGCGTTAAATCACTTGCAAAGGGTTATGTTGGATTGCTTGGCGCACAAAAGGCTTTCCGTTATGGCCAAGCCTCACTTAAGGCTTTTGTTGCAGATGACAAAGCAGCCAGACAACTAACTCAGACTGTAACAAACTTAGGCTTATCTTATGAAGCAACTAACGTAGCCGATTTTATTGCCGGACTTGAAAAGACTTACCACGTTGCAGACGATCTACTTCGCCCTGCGTTTGCAAAACTAATTCAGGTAACTGGTTCATATACAAAGTCTAAAGAAATTATGACTACTGCGTTAAATGCAGCAGCAGGCGCAGGTGTTGATCTAGGCACAACTGTTCAGGATTTAGGACAGGCATACGTGGGCAACCTAAGAGGACTTAGAAAATACAACTTAGGACTCACTCAGGCTGAACTTGCCACTATGTCCTTTCAAGAAATTCAAGACAAATTAAATTCAACCTTTACCGGACAGGCTTCCTTAGCAGCTGAAACATACGCTGGCAAGATGGATGCTTTGGCTATTGCTTCAAACAATGCAAAAGAGATTATTGGTAGAGGGTTAGTTGATGCAATCTCAGCGGCCTTTGGCGGTGGCAGTATTGACAAAGCCACAACAAACATAGAAAAAATGGCACAAGCGGTAGCAGATATTGTTGCTGGACTTGGCACTATGACAGGCTGGTTTACTAAACTTGTCAAGCTGACAGACAAATTGACAGTTGGTAATTTCTTACAAAACAGACAACCATCAGCACCTTTTGATCCACGCACAGGCAATATGCCAGATATGTCTGCCGCTGGCACAAGGATTGTCATGGCACGCAAGAAGGCAGATGCAGAAGCGGCTAAACGTCAAAAGGAACTAGCATCCCTAGCGCAGAAACAAGTTAAAGCACTCAAAGACCAGACCGCTTTGACAAAGGCTAAAGCCATTCTTGACAAATCCTCAGCCGTATTAAACATGGATTTAATCCAAAACACAGCTGCGCTTATGGGTAAAATAACAGCAGACGAAGCCTTAAGACTTAAACTGCAACAAGCCATTCTTTTAGGCAATACAGAACAGGCTGGAAATCTAGCGCAGCAACTTTTATCCTCTCAAATTGCGGCCCTAAAATTATCTGGCACAAACCCTGTTGATGGATGGATGAAATACCTGTCTGATGCAATAGCAGCTTTACAACAATTAAGAGATGAACTTGCTAAATTAGGTGCTGCTAAAGTCCCAGTAATAGTTCCACCAATTGATCCAATTAAAAAACCAAACGGCAGCGGAATAGAGTTTTTAGGAATTCTCCCACCAGGCGGTTTATTACCAGGTGGCGGTTTCATACCGCCGATGGGAATTGTCCCACCAGGCGGCGTTTCTGGCAGCGGCGGTGTAGGTTTCCCTGGCGGGCCTGACCCATATTCAGAACTAGGCAATTACTCAGATGCGTTTGCTAGACCCAATACTGGTAATTCATTTAACAACATAGTTATCTCTATTGATCCAACAGCTGCGCAATATGGTATTTCAG